ATGATTGACATACATGTAATAGGCAAGATTTACATCACCATCGGAATATATTAGTTTTTTACTTCATTAATTACTTTTTTAATAGCTTTATCGCCATATCCAGATAGAGCTAATACTTCACGTGCAATTAACTCTAATTCACCGGCTTTAAATAACTTTGTAAACAATGCCTGTTTAGATGGTACTTGAAATTTTTGTAATAATTCTTTAGCTCCGAAGTCTGGAGAAACAATACCTTCAGTTACGACAAACTGTAAAAATTGACTTTCATCAGCATTACCGTCTTCAGTAGCCAACATGCGAAGGTCTGCAATACGTTTGTAACTAATTTCTTTTACAGTTACAGTAAATGGTTCATTAAAAACCTCAGATAATCGAGTAATTTCTAAGTCTTTTTTAGATACCTCTTTCAATGTATCTAAGTCTTTTTCCATTAATTTATCAATGATATTGCTCATCTATTAGTCCTCCACTTTATCAATCACGTCAAACTCTGTAAATGTAAAGTCTACAGATTCTTCTACAAGTGCGCCTACTTTCCAGTTTGCAAGGTCTAAAGAATCGAATGTAACATCATACAACGTTACAGTTTCTACACCTTTTGCATCAGGATCATCTAATTGAATTACCAATTGGCACACAGTAGCTTTACCTTTTTTTAGGTTTTCAGCCATTTTACTAATCATCAAAGAAGATACTTTGTTCATAGTTAAACTGCCTGTACCTTCATAACCAACATATTTATATTGTTTACTCATTGTTTTGGCTTTTTTAACTTCTTCTTTGCTTAATTTAATTGTAGCTTTAATGGCTGTAGCTTGTGATACCAAAGAACCATCTAACCATACTTGCCCATGAGAGCCTGTCATTACCTGTTGTGCTGCAAAATTCTCCATGTGTTCCTCCTATTAAATATTAATTGGTAATTGGATATCTTCCATTGCATCAAGCGGTCTTACTTTTGCTTTTAAGAATACAATTTTCTTAGTATCCAATTTTTTAACTTCATCATCACTCATTTTTGCTAATTCTTCTTTTGTGAATAAGCCATGTGATAATTGGTATGTTCGAACTGCTTCACAATCAATTTCACATGTAGAGTAATCTTTTTGTAACAATCGTTCATTTTCCAATTGTTTGAAATAACCTAGAATTGCACTAATTAGCAAACATTTGTTCTCGTAATCATTTGTATATTTACCAATGTAAGAATCTTGTGCGGTTTTTCTGATATCGTCATAAATCATATCCATAATGTCTACAATTTTAATTGTTTGATATCCTTCTAGTTTTCCTTGGCTTGTTGTTACCAAAGAGTTCATGGCACGACTCATTTTAAACTTTTCGCCATCATACCAAATAAAGAATTTACCTTCATTTACCATTGTATCCATCTCATCTTGAGTATGACGGTCACAATCAATGACTTCTGTTAATGGTGCATATGTAGCACTTTGTGTCATATTTGTGCCTGCAACAAGACCTGCAATGCGTGCGGTATATTCTGCTGCTTTATACTCACGATCTGCTGTAACAACCTTAGTGTTACCAAAATTAATTACACCTTCGTAATCTGCATTAGAACCCGGCAATACCACCTTAATTTTTTTGAATTTATTCTCACGTGCTGTTTTCACCCACGTTGCAACATACTCTAATTGAGCAGTTTCAATTGTCGGAATTGCTAAATAATCAAAACGTTCTGTAAGCATTGCTTTTAATGGTTCTTGGAATCTATCTGCACCAGCTTTATCTCCACCTTGTTGCATCATATATACAACAACTTTCAAAGGTGGTTTGTTGTAGCCTTTTAAGGCTTTTAAGATGTAATCCTTATTTTTATCAGATAGTTCTTCTGGAATATCATCTACTGTATATACCAAGAATGGATTTGGTAATACTTCGTGTCCATTAGTTTTTGTTGCTAGTTTATCAATTACTTGCTTTGTATCTTCTAAAATCAATGCAACAATCCCACGTTGGGAACGTTGAATGGCTTCAATACCAGCTTCAATAAATTTAACTACAACTGTAGGCATTCCTAATTTAGCCATTATTTATCCTCCACTTCTACTGTTAATTTAACATCACCCATTGTGATTCCTTCTTCTTTCATTCTTTCAATACGTCCTGTTGTATCCATGAATGTAATATCCATTGTAATTTGAAGAATATCATCTTCTTCTCCTACTCTATCTTGTTGAATATCATCTACATGTAAATAACGATCGCCAACAGGAAAACCCATTTGAAATAATAGTAAGAATTTATCAAACACTGTTAAATAGTGTTCTTCATCCTTATCTTCATTACTTGGAAAATATGTAGCAATAATAGTTACATTTCTTTTAATGAAATTCTTTGTTTGCATTTCTGAACTCATTAAAAGTTTTACAAAAAAGCACGGCATAGTGAATTCTTCTAAAACTTCATCACTATATACCGTGCATCCATATTCTTCATGTATTTTCTTTGCTACAGCTTTCCATATTGCCACTTGTGATAATCGGTTAGCCATCTTTTATTTTCTTCCTCAATATTTTAAACATGTGTTCACCAACAGCTGTTCTTATATCATTTCGATTTTTTTCAACTGTCCTTTTAAAGAAAAATGTTCCCTGTTTGAATCCTTTTATTTTTCCATGCATAGTTTTCATGACATGCCCACGCTCTACTAGGTGAAAATGAGGTGATGTATTCCGTAAAGTTGCTTCTAGTGTTCTACTACTGCTGCCATTAATAGTCATTTTCCAACTTTTTGAAATTTTTCGTTTTCTCCCTTTACCTACAGGTGATGCGCTTACTAATTCTTTTTTCATTCGATTAGCTTCTTTACGCATCGCTTTTTCTGTTTCTACAGGATACTCTTTAATATATTTATCCAATCTCCCCATGAAGGTTTTAATATTCATTATTTCCCTCTTTTATAGATATGGCACATCAATTCTAATTTTGTATGTTCTTCATATGGATCAATTACAGTTTTAACTTTGTAGACTACATCCTTATATTTAATTAGCACACCATCAGTTATTCCAGTTCTATATCTGATTGTAATTTTATATAATTCGTCTACTTTTTCTTTATACATTTCAAGATATTGCCTGCCACGCAATGGCTCTATCCTTGCCCAAATTCTATTAGGTATCAACCTAACCAGTTTTTGTTTAGTTATTCCATCGTGTTCAATATCTTGATACGCTAGTACTTCAATTCTTTTCGTCAACCTTCCGATTCCGTCCATGTTTAGCATTTTATGTCTCCTCACTTGGATAATTCTTAGATAATGCAATATGGCGAATTAATGGCCCTAGCGTAAATGGCAAATCATGTACAAATGTTTTAGATGAGGTTGCTTCCCTATTTTCGTACCAATGAGCAACCATATATTGTACGGCTCTACGATATAGTGGATCATCAATATATGGTTTCCCAGTCATTTGCTCAATGTACGTGATAGCGGCATTTATAGATTCCTCAATAAATACATCATCTTCTGTAATATCTTCATCTATTCGTAGGTATAGTTTTACATCCGCTACCGTCAACATATATTACACCTATGCTTTCTTAGCTAATTTAACCAAAGAATTTGTATCAACAGGCTTACCATCACAAATCATTGTAGATTTACGAACAATATCATCTGTTTCATTATCTTCATATGTTTTTACACCAATTTGATAGTTAGTGTTCAATGCATAATCTTCAAAACGATAGATGAACGCTACAATATCACCAACTGCAGCCGCATCAAGGTTTTTAAGATAAGGTACAATCAATACGCCACGACCAAGAATAGAGCGTTCAGGTTTTCCACCCATACCATAGTTAACACGTGCAATTGGTTGACCATTCTTATCTGTCATACCTGCAATATTCATGAATGTTTTCTTTGTCATTACCCATACAGAACCTTCTTCGTATTCAACAGGCAATTCAGCTTCTGCTTTAACTAGTGTTGCATAGTCAAAGTCTTTAACATCCAACTTCGCACCAGCTGCTGCATCTTTTAAAATCCCTGTTGGCTGACCATTACCTGTACCATTGATAATTGCATTTTCAATTGCTTTTACCATGGCTTTAGATACATTATTGGAAATCATATTTTCAAAAGCGGATAATGCCATTACAGATGTTTCCAAAGAAATTGATACACGGCATTGTAATTTAAAGTGGCCAAACTGAATATTACCAAGCGATGCTTTTTGACGTTCAGAGCCTTTACCTTCTGCCACCCATGTTGCTACAGGCATTACATTATTTGTAGGAATAGCAAGACCAGATTTAAAGTTTGTATTCGTAACTAATGGTAATACCATTCCAACACTTTCCATTTTTTGAACGATCTTGTTCAAAACTGTTGGTGGAATTACTGCACCAATATCTGTAGTTAATGTGTTTTCATTTTGACGTAATTCTGCAGGAATTGGTGTGTTATTCATTACATATTGCATAAATGCATTACGGTATTCCATGGAATCAAATACTTCTGCACCTTGTGTACGTTGTTCTGCTACAGGTACAGGCACTGTAGTAGCAGTAGGAACAGTATTTAAAATTGCTGTTCTACGTTCGATTTCAGTTTCTTCTGCTTCCAATGCACGTAATTCTGTTTCAATTTCATCAAGATTCAAGTTAACTTGTGTAGTATCTTCCAACATTGCACGTAATTCTGCTCTACGTTGTCTAATTTCTTCCAAACGATTCATATTATCTCTCCTTTTAGGTAATAAAAAAACACGCTTACTGCGTGTCTAATACTTTTTATGTCATGGCCAATAATGTTAGCCGTTTTCTTTTTTCGATATCTTCATATCTCTCATAGTCCCCATTTGTTCTAGCACTAACCGATGTGCCTTTATATGCAGGGTTATCTACAATAGATACGTCATATACCGCTTTTACTGATTTAATTTTTCGTGTGTATACTTTATTTTCTCTGTCAATCTCTTCTTCTTCACCATTAACAATAAAGGCAAATGACATTTTATTTAGATCACCACGTTTAATTAAAGAATACACATCATTTCCAATCGAAGTGTCTGCTACATTCCCTGTCAATTTCAATCCTTTTTCATCAACAGTTAATTGCAATGTTCCACTAGCAGTTCTAGCAAATAGCATACCGCCATGATTGTAATTCAATACGCATTGACTAAAATCAGTATTATCAAATGCGCCTGGTAAAATCACTTCACGATATTCATACCCAGTATATTCAGATTTCCAAATTAGTGTTTCTTCATTGAAAACTGCGGCATATCCTTCTACTGTTCGTGTTTGAATATCCTCAGTATCATTCTGTATCGCTTGCACCGTCATCATTCGGTGTTCCATTTTCCGGTTCTTCCTCATTTGTATCACCTCCTTTCGATGCATTAATTTGATACTTAGATAAATCCTCATATTTAGCAAAGTTAAGGCTTACTAGGCGTTTATCCCCACCTTCAACCCCTTCATAACCAAATATTTCACGGATTTCATTCACAGTAATTGCGCCTGTAGGCAATAGTGCCTGACTTACTTTAATTCTACTAGCTACAGACATGTAAGATAATCGATTACTTTCTAGGATGATTTCATTCCCATGTCCTTTTTCACGGCTAGTAAAAAGTTTTTCTGTGAACTCCTGTGTTAGCTTAATAGCAATAGGCTCTAGTACAGATTCATAGAATGCTATGTATTCATCTTCTGTGTAATCCCCACTTACAATTTTTTCATTAAGCCCAAAGTGCTTATACACCATATCTCTAGCAAAGTCCATTTGTCCTTTGTTGAATGTACTTATGGTAGTTGTAAGTTGTTGAAATGTAGCCTTGTTATCTAGCGTTGCAATACCACTGCCATTTTCATTTGATACATATCTGTCCGTAAATTGTTTCCACAATGCTTGTTGGTCATCTTCACGAACTGTTCCTTCAAAATTGATAATCCCACGTAGTGAATTGCCATTTTTAACAGAATTAATAATTGCTGCTTTTACGGCATGTAATAAATCAAGGTCTTCTTTCAATGCCTTTGAGTTATCCTCGCCAAATAATTGATGGGTGTTAAAATGCCTTTTAATGTGAATCACCGCATCATATAGTACAGTCATGCTTTTACCGTTAATAAACTGGAACTTCACATATAAATTATTTGCAGTGTCTACCTTAATTTCAACACTGCCAAAATCTAATGGATACAACCCAGTAATTACACCATTTATATCACGCTGAATATAAATAAAAGCATTGTTGTAGTTAAAGTACTGTGCAACAACCTTTTCAAGAAATTCACTAGCCGTCATAAATAGGTTTGGTCTTGTACCTAATATATGATTGATAGACTGTAACCCTGCCACCATTCCATCACTTGTTCGTCTAACATGTTTTAATTTCATTTTTCCAAGATGTCTAGCAATCGTATCAGTACAATCTCTGAAGGTTGTATCTGTATATGGCATACCACTAAAAGGTGTGAATACATTCGTATATCCGTCTAAAAATTCTGCACCAGTTAGATTAGCTTTATCTGTATTTCCAAATCCAAATATTTTATTAAAGATATTTCGATAGTTCATCATTTCACCTCCTTTCCTAAATAACATTGTGGTAATCGTCTTGATTTCGTTCATACTCAACGTATGCATCTAACATTGATGCGAATCCATCAATTCTCTTCTTTGCATGAATAGATTTAGTTGGCTGGATATTGCCATTACGATCTACATCTATTTCCACGTTAGCCATACACCATTTCAATATAGGATTGTTATCATAGTTGATTAATTTTGCTTCTAATTCTGCACCTAACGCTTTCATTGGGCCACTCAATGTTTTCTTGCCTTGAATGACTGGGTTCATTACAGAACGCCCAAATTCTGATTTCATATCTTCTACAAAATATACTGCACTCCATCCGTCATACCCACATTTATATAAATAGATATCATCTTCCTCTTGTCTTTCTTTGAACCATTCAACAATCAGCCGATAATCTATTCGGTTGCCTGGTGATTTTCGTACGAAGCCCCTCTTGTACCATACATCATATGGCACCTTATCTTCTTGTACTCGTTTATCAAACAAATCTTCTGGAATCCAGTACATTTGCTTAACGTATTTCACAGGATCATTAGGCACCATAAATAATAATGTTGCACAAGTAAGGTCTGTCGTTCCCGATAAATCTATTCCACCAATCCCATATCGTGGCTTTAACTCTGCTATATCAAAAGTAGACGTATTGTTAAGTTGTTCAAATGTCAAAAATGCTTCCGATGAAGTTTCACGAATGTTAAAGTCTTTTGTTAAAAGGTTGGTAACATGGATAGGATTATTTTGTGCGGTTTTTACCTTTTCAGCTAATTGGCTTGCACTCTTAATAGTTCCTAGTCCCGGATTAGCCTTTGCCCAACAATTAGGGTCAGTCCATTCCTTTCGACTGTCTAACTCATAAATGATTGGTAATATCCTTTCATTTTGGTACCCCTGTTCATCATCGTAACCATCTACTATTTGGCAGGCTTCGTCATACTTAATATCGTATATGCTTTCACGCACAGTACCAGCTGTACTAGTGATGATAGTCAATGGTTGTTCCCTTGCGCTCATGCCATCAACGATTACATCATACAGATTTTTGTCCTTAATAGCATGTAATTCATCAATAAGCGCTCCGTGTACATTAAGCCCATCTAAGCTATTTGATTCTGATGATAACGGTACAAACTTACCGTCATTCACATCGCACAATATTCGATTGACCCGTACATGACAAACCTTGTTTAGCGACTTTGATTTCTTAATCATTTTCGCTGCTTCATCCCATATAATTTTTGCTTGGTCACGTTTCGTGGCAGCGCTATATATTTCAGCACCCATCTCACCATCAGCAACCAATAAAAAAAGGCCTATTGCGGCCGCTAGAGTGGACTTACCGTTTTTACGTGCCACAATAAGAATTAGTTCCTGGTATTCTCTTACTTTGGTATCTTTATCTACGAACCCAAAAAGAGCTGCAATCAAGGCTTTTTGCCATAATTCAAGTTTTACAGGCTTCCCAGCCCATTTACCTTTAGAATGTTTACAGAACATTTCAATGAAATCAATTGCAACTTCTGCTCTGTCTTTGTCATAAATATATTGCTCTGGAGTCTCCAGCTTATCGACTAAATGTTTATATACCCTACGCACACGATCAGATACAACTATGTCCCCATCAACTATTTGGTTATAGTATTCTCTGATTGGATTCATCGTTTTACACGGTCCATTAAGAATTTCTTAAATTCTTCATCATCATCTTCATTTTTAGACTGTGGCAATTCGCCAAGTAGAACTTTTATGATTGAAATATAGTTCTTCATGAGCGTGTTGTAAGCCTTCGATTCAGTCGATTCTTTTTTGCCAAATTGATTATTTCCGTTGCAATATTCTTCTACAAAACCTACTTTTTCTAATTCAATTTGTAGGTCATCTAATTGCATTTCCATATGAACAGCTTGTTCGATTGATTTCTTAATTAACTTTTTCTTTTCTTGTGAAAGTTCTTTAAAAATCCTGTTATATTCTGAAATCCTCTTCTTTTTTAACTTTTCTTTTTCTTCATTTGCCATCTCCCATCACTCCTTTGTCAACTACACCCCTCACATGTGCGACCTGTGTGTTACACGAAACTCCAGCACCGGTGTAGAAAAAAATATTTTCACCATAAAATTATGGGGGGGAGTCAATTATTATCATGTTCATTATCATTTACAGCTACTAAATCACCTAACTCGTTGAATATCATCCCACGTGTCGGTCTAACTAATAGGCTTGCACCGCTCGTCAATCCATTAGGTGTAGTCATAGCATCTAGCTCTGCATGTATTGCATTATGACATTCAATACATAAGAACATAAGATTATCCCAACCATATGCAACCGCATCATTGTTAATGTTGTTTGGGGTTAGTGGCTTTTTATGATGTACTACCCAACGTTGTCTAGTCCCATCTACCTTATTGATACTTTTTAATCCATGGCATCTTTCACATATATATAGCTTTGATTCTGCATATGCCTTTGCACATCTTCTCCACCTATATGAATTATAGAAATTTTTAGAATACTCTTTTGCCATTTTTTAAAATATCCCCTTTTTTTCTAGGCCACTACATTTTATACATCATATCCCATTGATCTACGATTAATTGCATATGCTTCATCATATGTAATACCTTCACGCTCTGCTACTTTATTTAAGCAATCATCTTTAGTTGGATATTGTCCACTGTGTGTATTGATATGGCATTGTGTACAGAGTTGTATTAAGTTCTCCTTAATATCTCCACCACCACTGCCACGTGTATTAATATGATGCGGTTCTATATTCGTTCTTTGTCCGCATATTTCACAATATGGCTTGCGAACTTCTTGTATCGTTTTCTTGGATGTAATTCTTTTATGCTTCATCAAATACCCCTTATAAACTAAAAAGGACCGCATCATACTGTGTTGTGCGACCTGTGTATGATGTAGTCCTTAATAGTGTGTAGTTTTTCTAGGAGGCTTGTTGAAAGTGTTCTCTTCATCCATGCCCACGTATAGTATCCCATAAATTGATAGTCAAATACTATCAACCTTTTTAAAAATTACTTCAAAATTTCTAATTGCACGCTTATGCAGATTGTGAATGTTTTGCACCGAACACCCTATTAATTCTGCTACCTTTTCCCATGTGTAACAATTAATGTATCTATCAATCAGTACCGCCTTTTGCTTGGCACTAGATATTGCATTGATAAGAAATCTTGCTCTTTCCCTTTCTCTTAGGTAACCGCTCCACTCCCTCATCAGTTCATTTGATAGTGCATCAATATTTGCTATCTTATCTTCAAATGTGATTTGTTGCCCTCCGCTTACAATGTCTTTGCTATAGTCTAGTGCTTGCAGATACATTATATCTTGTTGCAGCCTTAACACTTCTCTTTCCTTACATTTGATATTCAAATCAGTATCACGTATCTGATTTAAATATTCCCTTCCTGTCATCGGCTATTATCTCCCTGTTCCTTTAATTTATCGGTCCATTCTTTCCATGTATATATTGGCATCCCTTTAGCTATTGCAAATGACCATTCCCCAATACATCCCTTTGATGTTTCCCATTCTCCACATAATACTAATGCATCACATTTATTTAGCATGTCCAAACATATTTTTAAGCCTTTTGAATACTGTGTATCAAAGTACAACATGCTGAAATTGTGAAGAGGTGATAGATATGTGTTGTTCTTATCTAGCATTACTAAGTTTTCCATAATTGTATCAATGGAATACTTATTAGCTTTATCTCCACCAAACGGATGCGCTACATAAATTAATTGGTTTTTAATCATCCGCTTCTCCTTCTTGTACTAGATCATTGATGTGAAATGTTTCACCCTCAACCGCATTATCTTCTAATTCTTCTTCCCATAATTTTCCCTGCGCTCTTGCACCTCTTACAAATAATTCTATTTCTTCTACTAATGGAATAAGCTTTTCTGGCGCTTCATCTATTACACTTAGCCATGATGTGCTAATTGTACATTCATCTCCATACTTGTTTGTAATTATAAGCACATACTTTGCTTCTGTAATAACCTTAGGCATTTCCTTATGCCATTTAAAACTAATTGATTTAATCTTCAGCCACTCTTCTTCAAATAACTTGAACACTTTAAATGTTTCAATTACCAATGTTCTTGCTTTTACATATGCTTCTAATATCTCTGGTCTGAAATCATCCTCTGTGCTTAATTGATATGTTTCAGTAATACCAGCATTATTTGCTTTCTCATACTTTACTTTCTTTTTATCCCCAAACCCAATGCTTAGTATCCTCATTTTTGTTTTCCTTTCCTACATCTTGCTCTTCGAAGTTCAAATCTTTGTTTTTCTTCACATTCCCAATCACCGCATATTACCTTACGTGTATCATTTGTATGGAACTTCTTTCCGCACTGTATACAGTATCTTGTGTATTTAAATGCTTTCTCTAATCGTTCAAGGCGCTCTAGCTCTATTTGTTCCTTTGTCCTTCTAGGCTCTACTGGTTTTCCTTCTCTACAATCTGGACACCATGTGCTATGACTATCTGGTGTAAATAACCTATCACATCTATGACATTTTCTTTGCATGTTTGCTCCTTAATCTCTTACAGTGCAGCTATACCCTTTTAGCTTTCTCATCCTATGCCTAATGGTTCTTACGTTATCTCCAACATATTTATAGGCATCTCCCTGTATATTCTTCTGCTCGTTATATTCATCTAGCTTTGCTTTCCTTACATAGGTTTCTTCTTATTCTTGCTTTTAGTAGCTCCTCTGAGGGAGTAACCACATAACCCCAGTATGGTATAAATACCGTTTTTGCTTCTTTTGTTCTACACTTTGCGATATGATCAAGTGCTTTACATACATTTCTGTATCTGTCATTCATGCTCATATCCCTCTAATTTATTGCCTACTACTTTAACTTTCCCATTATTCAATACAAATGCTAAGTCAAAATCTAATACCGCATCAGATTTTTGATGATTGATTGCTTTGCATCGCCATTGAAATTTATCTGTACTGTAATATACTTCCGCTACCAATGAAGTCTCTTGTACTGATTTACAATCAAACTCTATATGGTCCTTTTCGTATATTCTTTTTCCTAGCGTGTCTTTTGCTTCGCTTCCTCTGCATAGTGTTCCGTCCTCAATTGGTACCCATGCATATGTATCATTTTCTACTGCTAGTAATCTTATTTGTGAGTAGCTTTGCTTTATTTCATCACTACTCACCCATTCTGTTTTATTTGTTCCTAATCTAAGGCCTTTATATATGAGCGGTTTCATGCTACCTCCTCACATATGGCTTTAATACCACGTTTTTTTAATAACTCATGTATCATCAATCTGCCTTTTTGTGTCCATCGTGTTGATACTTTACTTTCTAATCTTCCATCTGAAGTTACATATGTATGTGTTTTTGTTTTTGTATATCCGTTGTGCATTAGATCACTATACAAAATCCATTGCCCATTTACATTACGTTGAATATGGTCATCATGTAGTATCTTATTTAACGCTATGGCACTTAATCCATAATCTGCAGCAATCTGTGTTACAGTCATTGCATTTTGTGAACTTAGAATTTTATCAACATAATCTATCTTTGGTTCATATTCTGCAATCTGTTGTTTCTGTTGCTCTATGATTGCCTTTGATTGATTATGGGCCTCTACTTCATCATCATATAACCTCAATGCTTCTGGTAATGTCTTTGGAATGTTTAATTCATAACTACCAGTCTTTCTAATTTGTGGTAATACTTCACTAGTTACCCACCTTTTAAATTTCTTCGCACTTGGCATCTTTGATTTTAGTATTAGCGAATATAATCCAGATTCATTGATAAGATATGTCTCTCTGTTTTGACCTGTATCGGCAATTTGCCAACGCAGCTTATCTTCTTCATCAATGTGTTTTCTGATTGCATCTGCAGTATCTTTATATCCCAATGCATTTGCTACACTCTTGGCCACAAAGTACACTTCATTTTCAATAGTAATGGTCCTTAGTTCCCCAAACTCATTACTACTAAAAAGTGTTGTTACTTGATTCATAACTTCGCCCCCTATCGGTTTTGAACACGTACTGGATTATAAGCAGGACAATCTTTACATTCTTCCTTTTTTAGCCAATATATAGTACCTGTTGTTTTTCCCTTAAATAGCTTTATTGATGTTTTTCTTTTAGGACATGAATCTTTTACCCATAATGCTCCACTTTTAGAAGGTCCAAACGAATGACTACATACTTTCTTTGGTCTACCTCGTTTCATTATTGTTTTCTCCTAAAATGGAATTTTTTCATCTTCATCAAAATTATTGAAATTACTTTGACTTTCATTTTGTTTAAGTCCATATGTAAGGTTTTGCGCCACTACTTCGGTTACGTAGCGCTTCTCTCCTTTTTTATCTTCATAGGATCTAGAACGTAACTCACCTGCTACGGCTACAAAATCACCTTTACGTAAACCGCTGTATAATTCCGCATCAACCCAACACACAATATTGTGATAGCTTGTGCTTTGTACTTTATTTACGTATTTATTTGTTGCCATTCTAAATGTAAGTACTGGCTTACCTGTTTTTGTATATCGTAGTTCTGCATCTGTTACTACGTTACCGCTTAAAAATACCTCATTTACGTTTATCATTTATTTTTTCCTCCCATTTCTCACATTCTTTATTAATTATGTATAGCGATGCTATCGCCATTCCTAGTATTACCCCTAGAAATATGCCTAATCCTAGTAGCTCCACGTGTTACCTCCTCAATTTTTATCAATCTGTAAAATCTATATGGATATCCTTCATCAGATACTGATTCAACTATGCTATCTGTTTCTACGTAATATCCTTTAGGTGGCTGAATGTAATCTCTCCATTCGCTTGGTTTTAGAATTTCCGTTTTTACTTTCGGCTTTTCTAAATTCTTGCTACTATTCCATCTACGCTTAAATGCATCTTCTTTTTCTGAATAACATGCACTCCGTTTTTCTTTTACGAAGTAGCTTGCTAATCTTACTGCATCTTCGGCTTTGCCTTGATATAGCACCAACTTATGCATGCCATGTGGCCAAAGTTCATTCAACTCATCTGAATATACTTCTGCATTGTTGATGATCATGTGGAAATGTATTCTTGTTTTTCCTTCCGCTATGTAAATGTATTTCAATTCTTTATCCAGTTTTTTATATCTTCGTTTTAACCTTCTTATAAAATTCTGAATATCTTTCTTTGCATCTTCCCATGTGTCTGGCTGTTTCTTATATGTGAGTGTGATATAACAATCATTTATAGTGAAGTTATTATCAATCAACATACGCAACATTGCCTCTGCTTGCTTTTCATTCTGCTTTTTCTGTGCATCTTGTGTGATGCACTTCTTTTTTATACGTTTTCCATTCCGCCTATATGTTCTATAGGTATGATAATCAAGTACCTCTATCATATTTTTAGATATGACTTTTCTGCGTTTCCTCATCGTAATGTATCCTCATGGTCGATTTGTTAATATGTTATATCTAGTTAATTAGGAAACACCGACTTTATCGGTATTTCCTAGTATTAGCACGCCATGTATGATATAATTACATTAGGTTTGGTGCGTAATTTACGTACATGAATTGGCTGCTTTAATTAGTGGCCTTTTCTTTTTGCCTTGGATACTTGCAATGCATGTCCCCTTTTTCAACTTCTAAATACTGACATGCATCGCAATGTTCCATACATATAGCCCCTTTAGCCTGTCTACAGTAAATGTAGGCACGGCTTTTTTTATTTTCTTCATTACAGATTGCACAATATGGTTTATTCATTTAATTCACTCCATATGTTGTACCTAACTGATTCCATTAGTGATATATCACCTTCTCGTATAGGACCATTCCCTGTGATTCTAATATTCCAACCATCTTGTTTTTGTTTTAGAAAAATAATTCTTCCATTTCCTAGAATTGAAAAATTTAGTAGTCCACCTTTTCTGTTATAAGTTATTGAACTAATCTTTTCTCTTAGTAGTTCTATCTCTTCCTCATTGAACTTTAGGTATCTTCCTAGCAGCGTAAGCCCTCTTTCTTTTGTATTCATGTTTCATCACCCCCTTTAATGTGCTTAACAGGAATATGATTGCCCCTGTTAGTATCATCATTAAAACGTTTAATAATATATTCCAGCCATGTAGGAACTCTATACCTCCACATAGTCCTAGAATCATTACCAATAACACCAACTGAATATTGGTGATAATGTCTAACTTTGTTCTCATTGTTATGCCCCCTTTAACCACTTCATATTCTGGCCCTTCATCCAGGCTTCGAATTTATCTACATGAACCAGCGTTTGTTGTGGTCCTAATTGTAGGCATATATCATTAAACTTTCCTTCATTGCGGATCATATCTACTCTTCTGTAGATATACATTTTGCTGCGTCCCCATATTTTAGCCAGTGTACTAATAGGAACATACTTTGGTTGAACACTTTCCATTCTATTAATCCTTTCTTATTGCTATAATTATTTAAAAGGAGGTCTTTTATGAAACCCACTAATGACTTATTTAAAAAATCCGAAGCTATTAGTAATGCCATCCAAAAAAATATGGGGATTATGAAAGCATTACCGATTTCTAATTTTCAGTTATCGCAAAAATCTATTGAACAAGAGTATTTAAACTATAAAAAAGAACTTGAGTCCTTTGATTTACACGCTCATTATCTAACCAATGAAAATTTAGAGAAATTAATATTATTCATTAATAGGAAGTCAAAAACTTATGCTGAATTAAAAGCAGAAGTATCCATATTGAACGATGCAACTCTCCAATTGTATTTATCCAATACTCCAGAAAAGAAAGTTGAACCACCCTTTTATTCTGTTGATCGTATATCAGCAATCTCTAATACTACCTCTCTAATACAGTCCTACTTTAAACTTGTAACTATACCAAAAGATTTTTTTGCCCCTTATTATTTTGATGATTCTGATGAATTTCAACTAACCGTGTCCGGTTTAAATTTTTTGCATCAGTTGGAAAAAGAAAATCATGCATTACAGCTTGCAGAAGAAAGTCTTCGTATTTCAAAGAAATCTGCTAAATATGGTAAATTTGCTGCATGGTTAGCTGGCATTGGTATATTTACAACTATAATAATTGCAATATTATCCTTTATATTCTCGTAATATTTAGAATCGTTAGGATTACTGCAATAACAAACATTCCCAAATTAACTCTTGTGCAATATCTTATGTCTTGTAATTTTTCCTCTAGTGATTGGTCTTTGTTATATTTCAAAGCATTAAAATATCTAAATACAATCCACTTTTTTTGAGCCACATCATGTGGCTCTTTTTTATTGATATTTGTTTCCCCTCCTTCTTCGGTCTTGTTCCCAAGGTTATCCATGTGTCTCTGTAATGGGGTTTTCATTTATTCCTCCTTTATATTTCCTTTCCAGTGCTATAATTACTCTGAAAGGAGGTGTTCATAATGAAACGTGACTTAGATTTAATTCGAAATATATTGTTTACTATTGAAAACTCTAATTCTATTGATGCATCTCTAACTTTAAACGGCCTGTCAAAACTGCATCAAAACCAAGAGCTTATTCTTTATCATGTTTTTCTTCTAGATGATGCAGGATTTATTATTGGTATAATCGATGAAACTGCGCCTTACATTTCCATTACTAGATTAACGAACGAAGGTCATGATTATTTAGATACAATTCGTGATGATTCTATTTGGAAACAAACTAAAAACACTCTTAGTAATATTAGTGGTTCAGCTTCTCTTGAAGTTGTCAAAGTTATTGCCTCAAAGCTTGCATTGACTTTTCTTGGACTTTAAGTTCATCCAAAATTACTTCATCAATCATATTAACTATCCTTTTATATTTTGATTTTTCACATGGATCATAATGTATTACTTCTTTAATAAGGTTCTTAGCTTCAATCAACTTAACAATTCGCCTTTGACTAACCTCTTTTCGCATTTCATTCATTAATGCATTACCATTCTTTTCCATTTGTGTTTCCTCTTAACTATTTAGATTAAATCCTGTTGAGCAAATCATTTATTGGTTTGCTCTTCTTTCATATAATCATCTATCATAATGATTGAGCTGATATATGTCTTTACTGCATGTGAACGCAATTGTTCATCTACATCATCTTTATGTGGGACTGTTAATATCTCTTTTAGTCTGTTTTTAATTAGTTCTTTAATTTCTTTCATTTGTTTCTCCTTTGTATCTCCATCCCTAGTGTTATAATTACTCTGAAAGGAGGTGATTATAATGTCTGGTGTTTATCGAACTGCACAAATTTGTAAAAATGGACATGTTATTACATCTAATACCAATAACACTGCGCACCTATCTAATTTCTGTCCTGAATGTAAAGCTGAGACTATTTCTGCTTGTCCAGAATGTAATACCCCTATTCGTGGTAAATATGATGCTTCTGGTGTCATGGTCATTTCATCCTATACACCACCTAAATACTGCCATAATTGTGGACATCCATTTCCTTGGACTGAAAGCACTTTAAAGTCAATTTCAGAACTCCTAGATATGCAAAATCAGCTAACAGAAGATGAAAAACAACATTTTATGTCTTATTTGCCAATCATCTTTACTGAAACTCCTCAATCCGAAGTAACAGCTTTAAAACTAAGATTATTGTTTAATAAGCTACCGTCTGAAATCGGTAGTTTAGCCAAAAATGTTATTACTGATGTTATCTCTGAAAGCATTAAGAAAATTCTTTTCCCTTGATGCTTTCAATTAACAACTTGTAACCTTTGCATTCATCAAAGCCACAATTGTATTTTTTCTTTAACACCCAACAATCACATACTTCTTTTAATTTCGCCCCACAATGTTCGCAGAAGTTTCCATCAATTACTTCCACATTACATTTGGGGCATTTTACTTTTTCTCTTTCATTTGATTGCACCTCTCCTGACTTGTCGCATATTATGCGACTACATTGGTAAAAAAAATATCATTAATATCTTCATACGTTAATGATAGTGCTTTAGAAATTTTCTCTACATCCTTTACAGTAAAATTTTCCCCAGATTTATTGAGTTTTCTGTAAACTGTAGATTTATCAATACCAATGATATTAGCTAGTTCAATAATAGAAATATCTTTTTCTACTAACTTCGCTTTTAGCTTTCTAATGTTTACCATTTCTGTTCCCCTCCTTTTTCGTTTGTCGCTTATATGCGACTTCCTTCAACTAGATATTACCCCATTGAAAATTGCATGTCAACAACTTATTTCGCACTTTATGCGAATTTATGTTTTGTTTAAAATTATTTGTTGCATTTTTGCGAATTGTATTGTATTATGTAATCAAATAGAAAGTGAGGTTTTCATATGAGAATCGGAGAACGTATTAAACAACGTAGATTAGAACTAGGCTATACTGCAGATGCATTAGCTAAGTTATTAAACAAAAATAGAGCCACTATATATAGATATGAAAATGGTGATATTGAAAATATGCCAATTGATGTGCTTGAACCTTTGGCCAAAGCATTAAATACTACACCAGCATATCTAATGGGTTGGCAAGAACCGCATCAACCAAATGAATCTATTATATCTGACCAAGCTGAAGGTTACTATGTAGATCCTGAAACCGCTGAATTTGCGGAATATCTACGTACACGCCCAGAAATGCGTATATTATTCTCTGCATCACGTGGCATTTCCAAAGAAGATATGGAAGAAACCGTGAAGTACATCGAATATTTGAAGTCTAAACATAATAAATAATACTATTAGGGGTTGTTAGTGTGATTGTAAATATAATTGAATGTGATATTCCTAATGTGAAAGCTGTTACATCTACAGGGGAAGATGAAGGTGTTCACAATATTTATATCCGTAAAAATATGTCTATTGAAGATATGAGAAAAGAAGTTGCTCATGAATTATTACATATCATCAATGAAGATTTCCATGTTGACCAACATGTTAACCTCATTGAACATATGGTAAGACGGAAAGAACTCACGGATGATGTATTAGATGAAATAGATTTCTATCATCATGTTTTATGATAATTACTGTTTACTTATGGTTGCTTATTTTTTAGGAGATAACTTTTATGTCTAATATTACTGATGAAAGGCTTGCAGAATTACGTAGATCTGCACCCCCACCATACGAACCTCAACGTTTACCTTTTGATACCTTTAATTTACTCACTCCTGAATTAATTAAATTGTCTTCAGAAGCAAATATGGCTCTAGGTGAATATAAAGGCTTTTTAGTAAATACGCCTAATCCTGTTTTGCTTTTATCACCTATTACTACACAAGAGGCTGTATTATCTTCTAAATTAGAAGGTACACACGCAACTCTTGAAGATATTCTTAATCATGAAGCTGGCAACCAAACTGATATTCAGGATGATGAGTTAAAAGAAATCCTCAATTATCGTTCTGCATTAAAACATGCATTAGATACAATTTCACCATATAATCAATTGTCAAATCCTAATAGTAAAGAACCCTTAACAATAAAAATTATTAAAGAAATGCATGCCATTCTTTTAGATAATGTTCGTGGTTCTACTAAACATCCAGTGGATTTTAAAAAGTTACAGAACTATATTGGTGGCTATGATTTTATTTCTTATACTCCAGTTTCCCCTCAACTAACAGATTCTTATATGTCTAATCTAGAAACGTATTTACACTATGATGAGATAAACCCATTAATTCAAGCTGCTATTATTCATGCACAATTTGAAATGATTCACCCATTTGAAGATGGGAATGGTCGTATAGGCAGATTGCTAATTCCTCTATTCTTTTATTATCGTGGAATTATTCCATCTCCCATATTCTACATGAGCTCTTATTTTGAACGTAATCGTGATGAGTATATTCATAATTTAGCCAATATTTCTAAAAGTAATAACTGGGTATCTTGGATTTATTTTTTCCTAAGTGGCATAATTGCTGAATCTCATAACAATACCAAGAAAGCTTTAAATATTTTATCTTTATATGAACAGTTTAAATCTTTAGGTGATTCTATAAAATCATATTACTTCATTCCGATTTTAGACTTTATTTTTCAGCATCCTATATTTACAAGTAAACAACTTATCGAAGAAATCAATGCCAGTAAGCAAACTGTATTTACACTTCTGAATAAAATGGTAGATCAAGATATTTTAATTAGTTCAGATAAAGCTAAAAACAGAACATTTATTTGTCCAAAATTATTAAGTATTATAGATAGTTAAGTCTAATATTTTAATCTTTTTTAGACTATATATTTTTATAGTCCAATATAT